CTAATTATATCTTTTGCGATAAAAATTTTTGCTAGCACTAAAAATCAAAAAATTAAAGATTTCAAGCCCCTTTAATGCCTCTTTTTTAGCCTTTAGAGATACTCCCTTTGCATATGTATCAGTTGCTAGGTCTGTGCTATGACCCAAAAGAACTGAAGTCAAGTCTGCTAGAGAATTTTCCAAACAATAGTCTTTAATAGCTTTTGCAAAATTGCCACGCAGTCTATGAAAGCTGACATTCGCATTTGGGATAGATTTATGAATATACCTATTTAGGCGCTTTCCGAAATAATCACTACTCTCTTTTCCTTTCTTGATTTGCTCTAGCCACTTTAAGTCAGCCAAATACTCAATATTCTTATGCAGCGGAATTTGCCTATATTTGCTGAGGCCTCCTTTTTGCTTGGCAGTCTTAACATTTATAAATTTTATACCATCTTCTTCACCTATGCTTTTGCTATCAAGTTGCCAAATTTCATTAAGCCTTAGCCCAGTATGAAGAGCAAACATCATATAGTTTCGTAGATCAAGCCTTTTTGTGTCAAAAACTATTTTTAATTCATCTAGACTAAAGTTGTCTTTTGGTGACTTCTCGTCAGCCGAAATTTTAAAAGATGTAAGCATTTTAAATGGATTTGTCGTAAGCTTGCCCATCTTTATGGCATAGTTAAAGAGCCTTTTTGAGTAAGATGTGTAGTTGTTGATGGTCTTTTTGTTAAGCTTTTTGTTTGCTAGAGTTGTTTGAAAATTTTCAGCATCGTTGTAGCTAAACTCTTTACCTTGATGATCTTTAAAAAACTCATCCAAGAGCTTGCCAGTTTTAACATAATAGCCCTTTGTTTTATCACTGGATTTTAGCTTTAAACACTCTGTTTGCACGTATCTTTTAGCTACTGCTTCAAAAGATAGTGATGAACCTAAAGATACATCCAATAATGTTTTGGGCTCTTTTAAGGTATGCTTTTCTTCTAGTGTTGCCAGATTATAAAATTTAGCTATCACATCTTGTGACAGCTCTTTATATTCGCTAACATCTAAAAATATGCCATTTTGTTTAATGCGCCGTTCATTTTGCATTTTGATGTTTATTAAGACTCTTAGGTTTTTAGAGTTTGTATGTATTGTGGTTATCTTATTAGCAAGAGCTTCGTTGGCTGCGGCTTTTATAGATTTTGCCAGTCTTACTGCCTCATCTAAATCTTTTGTGAAAAGGCAAAATTTAATAGTTAGCTTTTTGCCATCTTTAAGAGCGGTATCAAAAAAGTAGAAATTTGGTCTGTTTGCTATCTTAGTAATTAGCTTAGAACTCATGATAGAGCCTGTCTATTTTCTGTAACAAAAGTGCAAATTTTCTGTAACAAAACTGATTTGTCTGAAATTTAGGACAAAAATATCTGCTAATAAACGTAGCTAAAACGCCGAAATTTAGGGAAGTTGGAAAGAAAAATATTGTGTTGGTGGCGGACAGAGAGGGATTTGAATACTATATACTTTATTTCATTTCTATTTTTATCAATTCTTTTACGTTATTTACTATTCTGCCTTTTGTTTTACACATTTTTATTTGGTAGTTTTTGTTTAGTTCTGCTTTAAAGCATTTATTTCCTATATATTCTTTTATTATTATTTCATCTCCGCCGTATATGGTTATTTCTTTTTTGTTGTAGATGCTTATTTCCCCTTTTTCGTTGTCGTAGTCCCAAAACATTTCTCTTGGTTTATGATCGAGTAAAATTTCGTGATTTTTTTCAAAACTTATATCCCAGTTACTGCCTGCTGTGAGTATAAAATTTATAAAGTATCTCTCCGTTTGTATGTTCCAGTCGCCTACTAAATTTAAATCTTTTATGTATTTGTTGTGGTTTTTGTTTTTTTCTACGTGTATTTCTATGGGACTAGCAATTAAAAAAATGCAAAGCAATAATAAAGCTTTTAGTATTCTCACTCTATTATCCTATCTCTTTTTTTAGTATTCTTGCTTTTATTTCTGCTTTGTAGTATTCTTTTTCTGCATCATTCAATTTTTTGAATAATTCTAATATTTCTCTTTCATCTTCTGCTAATTGTATTCCGTTGTAATATTCATAAACTGCTTTGTATAGTTCAGGGTTTCTTTTTTCCCAGTTATATAAAGTTGTTATGTCTTTTTTTATTATTTTTGCTATTTCTTTCTTATCCATTTTGTATATTTCTATTTTTTTTATTTAATTTTAAGTTTTTATTTGTAATAATTCAAAAGTTGTTTTTGAATTATTCAAAAATTGTTTGATTATATCTGAATTTTTGAATTTTTGCCCTGAATATGGCTTTAAACTATTTATAACTTAATAAACCGCCCGCAACAGAGTAGAGATGTTTAGGGGCTTGTTTGTTACAACCTTAATACGTTGTAAAACTGTTGGGGGTGGTGTAGCTCTGCCCCTAAAATACTAAGCTACAAATAAATATTTCTTAAGGAGCTACACATGTACACTTACCTTTTAGGCCTTTGTGACGAAGTTCGTCCAATTTCTCGTATCGACAAAAAGACCGGCGAAGTTTCATCGTCTATCGATGTAACTATTACCTTTGAAAGTCGTGACCAACATGGCTATCTTGTCAAATCAACCGAAACTATCAATTATGATTTTTCTCTTAAGCCAAAATTTGATTCCGTCAAAGGCAAATATATTGCTGTTCCATATCGTTTTTTAAATACTCGTAATGGTGCTTATATGTTCCCTGATGAGAGTTTAAGTTTCCAAGTTTTCAATGAAAATCCTTTTTTAAAGGAAACAAAGCCATCTAAATAACAAAAAGCGGGGGCTATGCCTTAATGTGAGTTGCAAACCCTCTCCCGCATTAATCTCTAGAAAGTTTATTTTTATAAATTTTCTAGAGTTTAAAGCTCGTAAATCTATAAAAAGGAGTTAGATATGGAAAAAACTAAAAATTTTCTAGAATCTACTAAGGTTAAAGTTGCTGCTGTTGGCTCTGCATTGCTTTCAGCTCCTGCTCTTTTCGCTGGAGATGCTCCAGTTATTCCAACTACGCCGTTAAAAGCTGACTATGCTTTATTTGACTACGTATTTGCTGGTGTTATCGCTGTTGCTTTCATCTTTATGATTGCTGGCAGAGTTAAGTCTTTCATCAAGTAATTTTAGGGGCTTCTTGCCCCTTTAAAGGTGCATAATAATGAAAGAAAATGCTATATATATCCCTAATTTAAATATCTGCGTTAAAGATTTTTATATAAAAGATAAAACAATATTTCTTGAAAATTTTGATAGTAGCGTTTCTATTTCTTATGATTCTATTTCTAATTTTCAAACTAATTATATTTTTAATACCGAAACTAATATTTGCTACATACAAAAAAATGATTTAATTCAAAATCTAGGCATATATGAACATCAATTTAATTTTTTAATGGGTCTTTCTGCGATACTTATAGCATTTTCTTTCCTTATTGGCTTAATCATAGTCGGAGCTACACGATGATTGAAGTTTTTAATAACGATGTATTTAACTATTTTTTAAACGTTTTTTCTCTCTTTTTCGTTCCTATTTTTCTTTACGTTATAGCTCTTTCTTTTGTCAAATAGGTTTTAAATTTTAAAGGCGCTCGATACTAAATTTTAAACTTCATTTTTTTCTTAAAAAAATGAAGCGACAACCGAAGGGCGTCAGTAATTTATATGAATAAAAATTTATTTAAGGATTTTATATGAAATTTCTAGTTAGATCTTTCATTTTCTTATCTCTTTTATGCTCTCTTGCTTTTTCTAAAAATGGCGATGGCGGTTTATATTCGGTTATGACTGATCATAATTTGCCTAGCACATTTGTTCCAGCTGATGCTAAATTTTTAAAAGGGGATAATCTTATTGGCTTTAGAATGCCAGTTTGGGATTTATACGAAATTATTTCTGTTACTATTAGACAAGATGCCTATTATTTTGCTGGCTCAAAATCTCCAGGATTTTATCGAGATTCATCATATTCTCTTTATTATATAGGCGGTCCTGCTAAAACTGGCCGTTTTGGTCAGCGTGGTAGTGGTGGTATTTTTGATTATTTTGTTGCTTCTGATAATCCTAAAGACCCTGTTTTTACTTATTATACTTATCTTGAATTTAATACTAAATCCGTTGCTAGATGTAAGCTAAATCAAGAATTTAACGTTGAAACTATGCAGTGTGTTGATTCTTGTCCAGTTGGACAGACTTGGGACGTTGAAAAAAATACTTGCGTTGATACTTGCCCAGCTGATCAAATTTTCAATAAAGAAACTGGTAAATGTGAGCCTAAGCTAAAACGCCCTGATTGGTGTCCTTCTCCTATGATCTACAATGAAAGAAAAGTAGAGCTCCTTTTAAGAGATGCAACTGTTGAAGAGTGTCTTCCTGATCCTAACATTGATAGGGATAAGTGTAAATCATTTGGCATGGTTTATCATGATTGTGCTGATCTTTATGGTCTTGAATTAACTGCTTGTATGAGTTTCCCTGAAGGTTGTTATACAACTTCTACCCTTCATAAACTTGAAGCCGAGCAACAGCTCGAAAGTGATCTTTTTCTTATGGGCGGATTTACGATCCCCTTGCCTATTAATGCTATAAAAAATGGTCTTAATTCTTTATCTAATTTTTTTAGAGGCTTGTTTGCTAGTGGTTCGAAAGCGCCTAAGATAAATTTATTAGAGTATAGACCCCAAATAGTTGATATTAAAGCTACTAAGGCTGGCCCTGAGCCAGTTTTTGATTTTAAGCCAGTTGATGATTCCGCTATTGCTTTAAATAATACCTTTAGACAAACTGGCAAGATTGATCCTGCTGCTTCAACTTCATCAAATATTATAAAATCTCCACAAAAACTAGCCGATGTTTCGCCAAATTTAAGAAAATTTGATCTTCCAAAAGATGCTTCAGTTTCTAAAATTGAAAACAATACTGTTGTTACTGCAAAGCTAAAGGATATGTCTAGGCCTATCCCCACAAAAGAGATAACTGTTCCTAATCAAGTTAAAAATATAAATCTTGATTATGATCTAAATACTATGTTTAAGGCTTCTGATAAGCCTACTCCTAATTTGCCGATGACAATTAAGCAAACTAGCAATACTGGCAATAAAGCAACCTATAAAGGCAATATTGTTACCCCTGATCAAAGTATTATTGATGTTGATGTTGTTGAAACTACTACACAAACTGGTTCAAAGGTTCAAGATGTAACTTATTCTTATACTTATAAAACTCCTAAAGGTAGTAGTAAATTTTCAACTGGTTATGTTAATACTATTACTTCTGATAATAAAGTTACTAATTCTATCCCTAAAGACGGGACGTCAAGTTCAGGTGGCAACTCGTCTAGTCCAGGTAATGGCGGTAGTGGTTCATCTACTACTACGCCTACCACACCTACCCAGCCCTCCCAGTCTATTGATTTAAGCTCTTTAGAGCAGGCTATAAATAGAAATGGTGCTAAGCTCGATACCATAAACGATACTTTAACCTCTATCAAAAATCAACAGCTCGAGCAATGGAATTATGATCCTAATATTAATACTGCTACTTCTTTTTCAGCTTTACAAAGCGAGCTTGCTAAATTTGATGTGTCTGTTAATGACGCTTTTAATTTTTTGAATAATTTTAAAAGCGATATTGACAATTTAATGAATAATTTTAATGAGTCGTTAGAAGTCTTTAAGAATGGTATAGATACTCCAGAAATTCCTAAAGGTACTTGTCCCTTTACTATTAGTGGCCCAACTCCTGGTAGTCAGAAAAATAATTTATTTGTGATCGATCCTTGTCGTATTGTTACCCCTTATAGGTCTATTCTTACGCTATTTTTTACGATTTGGTTTAGCTTTGAGATCATTATGTTTTCTTTGAAATATCTCTTTAGAGTGGGTGGTGATTCATGAAATGGTTAATTGGTGCCGTTGGCGGTTTTATAGTTAATTTTATTGAATTTATAGTCAAGAAAATTGGCGTAAGAAATACTATTTTAGCCTTTATTGTGCCTATTTATGTTTCTTTTGTGGCTTTTCTTGTCGCTTTTGCTGGCTATGCCATTTTATTTATTATGAAAATTTGGAATTTGCTAAGAGAATATATCCCTAAGATGTTTGATTATGGCTCTAGCGTTAGTGGTTCTTTTGGTGGCTTACCTACTCAGACTGTTTTAAACTCGGCTATGGAGTTTTTACATCAAAGTGGTTTAGCTTCTGCCTTTTCAACTGCTATGACTTTATTTATATCTATTCTTAGCCTTTTCTTTGCTCTCCAGCTTTATAAGGTTATCTTGTATGTTAGAGCCAACATTACTAAGATCATAACTGATCTATTAACATTAATGAGTAGATAAAATGTTAAGTTTGATTATAGGTCCGCCACGCTCTGGAAAAACATATAAAGCCGTTCATATAATAAACGATGAATATGAATTACATTTAAAAGATGAATCAAAGTATAGATTTATTTATACTAATATTAACGGCTTAAAATTTGATCATTTTAATGGCTTTGTAAAGCAATATGATAAGAATGATTTTCTTACTGCGGTTAGTCAAGAATATACGCTTAGCTCTCAATATGAAAATGGCTTTTTAGATAATGTAGATAATTATGATGAATATGCTTTAAAAAATGGCATCTATGAAAATTATCATCATTGCTTGATAGTCCTTGATGAAGCCTACAATACTTTTACAAAAACATTTAACGATAGCTTGGGTAGATTTTTAAGCTATCACGGACACTTTGGCATTGATATTATTTTTTTATTTCAGTCTAAACGTCAGACAAATAGAGAATATTTAGTTCATACTGAATTAATGTATATGGCCCAGCCTAGTGGCAAAAGGCTCTTTAGTAGTCTTTTTAAATATAAGGTTTATAGCACATCATCTAATTTTAATTATAATCTTATTCGCTCTGAAAATCTAAAATTTAATCAAAAAGTATCAGATTTATATAGTAGTGGCTCAAAAGAAATTTATAAAAGCTATGCGACTAAAAAAATCATATTTTTATTAGCTTTTATAGTTTTTTCTTATTTGCTTTATAAATTTTTAGAGCCTAAGCATGAGCCAGATCAGTCATCTATTCAAGATACCAGGTTTGTTGATTTAAATACTTCTGATTCTAAAACACCTAAGACAATTTCAAATAGCGTGGATAATTCAGATATAAACACCACTATTTTTAACAGCAATAGAATCTATCTAAAGATAACTTGCTTTCCGAATGGTTGTAAATTTAGAAATTACGCCATTGATTTATCTTTAGATAGCTTCTTAGAACTTCTTTCTTTCTCAAACTGCCATATATTCTTACAAGATAAGAAGTCAGGCAACTACATTGATTATTTTGTTTCTTGCCATGCAGATTTTGAAAGAGTTTTAAAAAGCTTAGAAAATTCATCTCAAGGGTTTGCAAATGAAAAATCTCAAAAAGTTGATTCTAGTAGTCCTATGCTTCCTACTCTCAAGTAGTTTATCTGCCTTAGAATATCGTAACATTACCTTTAACGATTTTTTAGGCGAGATTAGTTCTATAACTGGCAAAAATATTGTCATTAGTGGTAACGTCGATACTAATTTTGACGTATTCTTACCTACGCTTGATCTAAGTAAAACTGATACTTTTTCTAAGTTACTTAAAGATATTTTAAACGTTAATGGCCTTGATTATTTGATACAAGATAGCGTTTTGTTGATATATAATCCAACTACTGAAGATAAGCCAGTATTGAATGATTATATAATCAAATTTAAGCACGTTTCCAAAGAAGATGTTGTTTCTGCTCTTTCTTTATTTAGTGAAAACATAAAATACACTGTTTATAGCGATAGGATACTACTTATTACTACTGAAAGCCAGTATGAGATTATTAATAATCTTATTAATGGGCTTGACACTAGCTATCAATTAAGGCAACTTAGTTTTACAATTATTAGCACAGATAACACAAAACTTAAAGAAATTGGCCCACGTATAGAATCACTTTTAAATCCACTAGATCATTTTTACTTTAAAATTATTACCAACGTTCTTACGGTCGATAGCACCAAAGTCAATAAAGACTCTGTTACCAGCCTTATAAATTTGCTTAAAGAAAAGGGTGTATCTGATCTACTTTATAATCCTAGAGTTACCCTTATTGATAATAAAGATAGTGTAATCGAGAGCGTTATAAAAACCCCTATTCAAAAATCATCTATCGAAATTCAAAACAACCAAAGAATGACTACAAATCAAGTTGATTATCAAGATGTTGGCTTAAAGCTTTATATTACAAATGTCTTAATTACTAATGATAGCGTCAGCTTTACTTTGGATTTATATATAGAAAGTTTGCTTGATGATACATTGACTCCTAGAATTTCTAGTAGGCATCTAAAAACAAATGTATATCTTACTGATTCAAATTCTTTTCTTATTGGCGGTATTAATAGCAAAGAAACAATAAAATCAACAAAAACTATTCCTTTTGTTGAAAATATCCCTATTCTTGGCGATATAACTACATATAAGAGCGAAAAAACAACTGATTATAGCTTTAGCATATTTATAACAATGCTTCCGTCTGAAAAAGATATTTTTTCTGAGTTTTATTATGATCCAAAAGATAAACACCTTGCCTTAGAACGCTACTTGACGAGCGCAGCGCGCAACGCAAAAGGGGCCCCACGTAGTGGGGAATGAGCGTGCGCTCTTGGCTATATATAATATAAGTGTGTAACCTAAAGGAATAAGATGTATGGTATTAGTGAAACTGATAAAATCTTTTTAAAAACTAAGCTTGAAAATCAAAAGAAATTTCTTGATAGCAATTTTTTTATGATAAATGGAGAGTATGTCCCCTACTCTAATTTTTATTTTTCTAGCTGGCATAATTCAAACAGATATATCGCCGAACTTAATAACCGAGTAGCTAGCCTTAATGATTATGCTCTAAGTCAAGGGCTTTGCCCTATCTTTGCAGTTTTTACCTTGCCTAGTGAGTATCATAAACAAAAGCTTATAACTCTTAAGAGTGGCAGAAAAAAGCTTGTTTATAATAAAAAGTATATCGATGATGAAAAGCATAGCGTTAGCGCAGGAGCCAGCAATCTCCAAGCCTTAGTTAGAAGTATCATGAATTCATTGCATTTTAGGAGCTTATCACAAAATCAAAGATGTTATATAACTACTAAAGAACCGCATTTGGACGGAACTTGTCATTTAAATTTGCTTGTTTTTGTCCCTAAAGAAAATTTGGATAAGTGCGTTTCTGCTATTAAAGATCGTTTTTTAGATACTCATAGCAGAGTTGAAACTGATATTAAAAATGCTACTTCGTATGTTATGAAGTATATTTTTAAAACTCTTGATGATTTGCGCCAAAACCCTGATTTGGATAACTTGACCGATATAAGCTACTGGTATTTAAAGCATAAAATTAGGCGTTTTACTATGTCGCAAACGTTTATTAGTCTTGAAATTTATAGAAAACTAAACGGCAGTATTGACCTAATATCTCTTACTAAAAATTATAATAAAGGCTTGGTTACTGTTGTTGTTGATCCTGATACCAGGAAGCCTTTAAAAATATTTGATGAATTTGGCGAACTTTGGCAAAAGACTAGAATAATTAAAGATGGCAACACTATTAAACGATACAAAGATGCAAGCGATGAGATAAAGAGCTTTGGCACTAATTTAAAACAAAGGCAAATTTTAAAGCTTTGCGATGAGCTTTTTAAAAGCGATGAAAAGCCTAAACCAGTAAGCAGAATGAAAGATTACGAGTTAGTCAATTATTATCAAAGTTTGGGCGGTGATGTAAATGCCCAGCATTTAGCCTATGTTGAAAATTTAATGCTAGATAGAGAGCTAGACAACTTCACACACTATCACAAAAAGCACGATTTAAATGCCCCTGATATTGATAGCTTTGTAGATAGATTTTTGATTTGTAATGAGTTTTAA